GTGAGCAAAGAAGCAAATTTGGTCCTCGCTCGATTGCAAAACCCTTCAAGGATAGAAAAATTGATTTAGACTTAAGCTACAAGCCTGAATCGTCTGTCATATCATTTCCTACTTACTATCCGAATATAAATAGACTACGTCCGATAAGTAGAGAAAATGCACTTAAGCTCTTAAAGAATTCAACTAATAGTGGTCTTCCCTACTACACTAGAAAATCAGTTGTTAAGGAGCGCGTTTTAAATAAGTTTGATACCCTATTGAAAAGAGAGGATCCATGTATTCTATTCACTAGGACACAAGAGCAGGGTAAAACTCGTAATGTTTGGGGATATCCAATTGCGGATACTTTAAACGAAATGATGTATTATGCTCCTCTTTTGGAATATCAAAGACGTAAAATGTACAGACAGGCTCTTAACGGACCAGAAGCCGTAGATAAGGCCATGACGCAACTTATTTTATTAGCGTTAGAACTAAAATACTGGGTTCTGTCATTCGATGCTCGCCACTTCGATGCAGATACGAAGCAAAAGATGCAGGAGTACGCCTTTAATTATTTTAAAAGTCTATTTCAGAGAGTGTTTCATGATGGTTTAAGTTATATTCAAGTAAGATATAATAACATTAAGTTACTAACTCCTGAAGGTATTAAAGACGGACCACATGGTACTCCCTCTGGATCAGGCTTCACCAATGAAGTTGGGAGTGAGTCATTAGCGTTACCAACACTATCCGTAGAAGGAATGACTGAATCAATGTTTCAGGTTCAGGGCGATGATGGTGTATTTATTGGAACTAAACCACAAATAGACAAGATTAAGACGGTATTTAAATCTTGTGGTTTCGACGTTAATGAAGAGAAAAGTGATTTATCTCAAAATCACGCTATCTATTTACAAAGTCTATATCATATAGATTATTTAAAAGATGGTTTAATTGGTGGAATATACCCTATTTATCGTGCTCTAAATAGAATCATATTCCAAGAGAGATGGGCGACATTCGAGGATTATGAGATAACAGGAAAAGATTATTATTCAATTAGGACGATCTGTATCTTAGAAAATTGTAAGTATCATCCTCTGTTTAAAGCGTTTGTTGAATTTATCCTTAAACACGATAAATATTCCCTAGAGTTTACCAACGAAGGTTTGCGTAAATACGTCCAAATGATTTACCAAACAAGTGGCGCGGGAGAGATTCTAAAACATCAATATGGTGACAATCTAACTGGATTCAAGAGTTTTGAGACAGTTAAATTGATTAAAGAATTGAGTTAAAGCTAC